TTGCATTTCCATTGATAAAATTTCTTCCCTCAAATCACGCATTTTAGTTCTAAAACTTACAGTATTTTCAGTCCCTACCTTAATTCCTTTTGATGCTTTTTCAATGTTTAAAATTTCTTTTGCTACTTTTTGTAATTCATCTTCCAATGCTTTAAACTCCGCTCCATCCATTTCCATATCGCCCTGTAAGGCATCCAATCCGCCACCACTTGCAAGTTGTTGTTGTAGTGAAAAATATTTTTGCTTTAATTCATCTAATGCTTGTGCATTTGATACAACTTCCCCTGTGTTGCTTTCTAATGCAGATTTGTAATTTCCGATATTCAACGCCTGTTGTGTTGCGGCATCGGAATTTGCTTTAATCAAAAAAGAGTTTGCTGAAATAATTGTATTGTATTTATCTAATTCTTCACTATTTTCAACAATATCTGTCGATTTTGTTATTTCCCTTAATGATTTATTTTGTGCTTCTAATTCCCTAATTGAGTTTCCTACAATTTGATATTTTGCTGCGGTTTCCTCTAATCCACGTTGTCTTTCTTTTTCAACTGCTGCTTCCGCTTTAAGTAAGTTAGTTTGTTCTTTTGTTGTTGTACTAATCTTTTCTTTTTCAATTAATAGTTGCCTTGTATTTTTAATTTGTCCGTCAATAACGGTGGAAACTCCTTTTATCGCTTCTAATTCAACTTGTTTTTGTTTTATACTCTTTTCAGTAATTATTGCTAAATCCTCTGCTGTTGCTTTATTTTTCTTAGCAACTTCATTCTTTTTTTCATTTAATGCAATTAATGTTCTTTCAGCATCTGCCGACATTTTTTCAAGTTCTATTTTTTTAGTCGCAAGTTGCGTATATTCCTTTTCAAAGTTAATAACAGCTTTAAGATTATTTGCAAATTTGTCTAAATCATCTGTTTTTACTTTTGAAAGATTTTCCAAAGCGGTGCTTAATCCGTTCAACTTAATTGTAGTTTCCTCAACTCCTTTTGTTGCGGATGTAAAAATCTCTGTAATTTTACCTGCTAATCCTTGTAAATTATTTGATTCTGCCATTATTTTCTTTTTTTAAATTTATCTAATTCCTTTTGTTGTAAATCTATATCTTTGTTCATTTTCTTAGCCATAACGAGAAAATCAAACATTGTAGTTTCTCCTTTAATTTCAAACCCATAATATTTACTTACTGATGCAACCCATTCAACAAATCCTATTTCCGTAAATTGCTCTTTATTTTCTTTTGATTTAATCTCTTTCAAATATTTTTCTAAATTAACTTCCGCTTGTTTCAATCTCGCTTTCAAAATATTAATATTTCCTACTCGTTTCCCTATTTTTTGCTCATCAAACATTCTTTGCTGTAATATTTTAATAGAATATTTTATAAAATCATCGTATAAACTCATTGAATTATTTAAGTTTGTAAATTTACTAAATTCTTTAATCAATTCAGAATTATTTTCAAATTGTTCAAAAAATTTTATACGAAAATCTTTTATTGTTGTTGTTTTTAATTTCTCAAATCTATTTTCCATACCACAATAGCTTAAATGTTAATTCTGCGACCTTTTCTTCTAATTTCTGATTAGTTATACCAATCTCTTCCAAAGTGAGCCCAAAAGCCCCATATCCGTATTTATCTGCCAATTCCTGATAATATGATACTCCATCCGCTTCAACACTTATTATTCCACGCTCACTTAAATTTTGAGCATCAATACGAATTATATTGTAACCCTCAAGTAAATTATTGGAAAAATTTAAATCTACATTTCCAAAACCTGCAACTTTACTTACCTCATTAAATTTCAACCAATTATATTTTACAACTTCAATTCCGTTTGAATTAATAAATTCTATATGAGACAAATCACGACCAAGTTTTTCCTCTGCTTTTTCTCGTGAAATTGTCGCCTTTTGGCTATATTCCCCAATTTTATCTTTATTTACGTTTAAACCCTGCAATTGTCTTTTATGTAATATTTGCACTATTTCATTAAAATTTGGCAAAAGTTCATATATTGCACGATTAATTGTATTAAATTCTACACTATTTTGTTCAACCAAAAAAATACTATATTCACCACCTAAATCTAATTCAACTTCCTCTACATCAACATTGACTTGTTTTGGAATTTCAATTAATATATCATGCAACGTATTCATAGTCGCAATTAATACATCACCCAAAGTCCCTAATGCCTCACCAATTGTTGTCATAGATTTTATATTAAAAATGGGAGATGGGATAAGCCCCTCTCCCATTTTTACATTTTAGATTATTAATATTAAGGAACATCAAGAGGTTCGCTTTTTGCATAAAAATAACAAATATCGTTTCCTGCATCAACTAAAGCTGCCGAAGATACCCCAGCTAAAATTTCTAAAACATCCAAATCAGCAAAATTTCCTGGAACAGTTATTACACCATTTGCATAAGTTGCTGTTGTTATAGTTGTTCTTGTTCCATTTGGTTTAATTTGAACAATAACATACCCTTCTGTCCCGCCGTTAATTGTATAAGTTGCAGCCGTTATGTCTGCTCCCGTACAACTATCTTCAACGGTCAAAGTAACCGAACTTGATGATGTGGTCAAAATGTTTATTTTTCCATCAATAACTCCTTCCATGTCAAGAGTTACAATATCATCAATAGTTTCAGATACCCAAATTTTAGGATAAACATTATCAAGTTCACCCAAATTAACGTAAATAGAAATAAGTGTTGGGTCTGTTCTATTGTCAAACATTTTAGGAGTAACATAATTTGTAACCAATTGGAATGGAATATATTGCCCATTAACATAATCTCCAAATACAATTCGATTATCTTTCGTGAGAAATACAACTCCACCATCCCAACTATTCAAACCCATCATTTTTTTTGCTTTACAGAATTTCTGCGGCAAATCAAATTGATAAATCATATTACCGCCACGAATGTAGTGTTGAAATCCTGCACCATAGCTGCCAACAACTGCTCCCTCTGAATTATCAGTTGGAGTTAAAGTTTGGTCATAGATAATAGGGCAACCTTTTGTTTCTGTTGCCAAATCTCCATAAATCAACACTTTTATGGCTTCAACTGGGTCAGTGCTAAATGCAGTATGAAAACCTGTTGGTAAACGTTTTGGGGTAAAAATGATTGCGGCAGGGTCAAGTGCCGTCAAATCACACCCTCTTGTGCCAATAAGCACGTTATTATCTTTGCAATATTTTTCCATTTTACTTAAAATTTAAAGTAGGTTTAACAATTTTTCCTTTAACTTCAGTTGCTCTTTTTTTTGCAATAAGTTTTTCGCCTAAAACCTTATGAACAACCGCATCCTTCCCATTTCTTTTCAAATTGACAATCATAAAATCATCTTCTTTATCCCAAGAAATCGGAGTTCCTTTTTTCTCTTTTTTTTCAATTTGCATCATAATTTTAATATTTTTTAAATTTATACTTTATACTTTATTAATTTTTTTTTATTCATTACGGAACCGCTGGAGCTTCTAAATCTGTAAGAACAGAAGTAATGTCGTTATACACCCAACTTCCAACGTTTCTGGTAAGCAAATATGGAAGTGAGAATATTTCAATAACTCCTGCTTCTTGATTATTCTCAAATTTTGCAGTTGAGGTATATCCACCAAAACGAACTGTGAGTGCGGAGTGCATTTCAGAAACTGTGCTTGTATCTCCTACAAGTATCATTCCTTGTGGAATTGAATTATCGGAATAAACTTTCAAAGAAGTTCCCAAATTTGCAACGGGTGGCATCAAGAAATGACCGTCAGGTGCTTGTTCCCATTTGGATACTTCAATATCAGCAATGTTCATGTATGCAACGTCTGGGCTGAAATTTAACGCAGCAATTTGCAAAGCAATTGCGGAAACGGCTGCACCTAATGTAGGCTGAACCATAGTTTGAGTAAGTGCTGATGAAACATAAGGGGCGGCAATTCCACTTAACCATGTAAATGTGCCATCTTTGTAATCTCTAATTACCTGTGCATTGAGCAATTCTAAAATTTTTGCATAAATTTCTTCATAGGATTTTACTTCTTCTTCAAGTTCAAATAATGCTGCATATTTTATTTTTTCAAAATAAGCAACATCCATTCCTGTTGAAATAAGAGGTTTTAAACCAGATGGTTGTACAAGAGTTGCATTCCCTTCTACTGATTTTTCAAGTTTCTTCTTCACAATTGGGGGAACAACGTCAACTTCAATCCCGCCGATAACATCAACAATAAAATTATCAGGATAGCGAATGGCATCCCAACCATCATCAACTGCATAAGATTTTTTCAAATCTGCGGTCATTGTGTTTGCAATGGTCATCAATGCTGGTAATCTTTGATGTTTTACTTGAATTTCAAAAGGTTGTCTTTCTCTAATAGCGGTTTTTACTTTTTCAAAATCTTTTCTCAATGCTTCACGCAAAGAGGGTTCTTTTTGAGTTTTATTATCCTTTAAACTTTCAATTTCTTGTCGCAAAGCATTAATAGTTTCAATATCTGCGGTTTTTCCTTTAAAGTCATTGAACAGGCTCTCGATAGATGATGTTCTTTCAGAAATAGAATTTTCAAATTCTACTTCAATAGCGTCAATTAATGCTGTTTGTTCAGCATCAACTTGGTACTTTTCTCTTAATTTTTCTACAATCTTTCCCATTTTTTTAAGTTTTTTTAAATTAAATTTTTATTTTCTTTTTTTGCAAAGGCGTAAATCTGAATTGAGGATTCGTCATCGCTTCTTTTTCATCTTTATTCTCTTTGGCTTTATTTTTTTCTGTATTATCCGTATTCGTCATAGCGTTTAATACTTCAATTATTTTTTCTTTTCCAAATTCTCTAATAGTGTTCAAAATGTTTGTATTTGAACGGTTTTTTATTATTAGTGCCTCTTCATTTGCCCCCCATGTTACAAGTGAAAATTCGTGCAAATATACGTCTGTGTGTTTCAAATGTAACTCATCATTATCTTTTCTTTCAATAGTGTATGTATTTTCAGAAAATCCGATAGATATTTGTCGTAAATCTTCGTTTTCTATCAATGCAATAGCATCTTTTGCGTAAGAGATGTCTTTTGAAATTTCACAATGAAATTTTAATCCAATTTCATCCTCTTCCAATGTAGGAGTGCCTAAAACTTGCTTTCTATCGTGCTGATATAACATTTTTATTGAATTTTTCTTTTCTTTCCCCGCCCTTGCATTAATAGACTTTGCAAATGCACCACGTTCAAAACTCTCATAAAATTCGATATATCCAAAATCTTCTATCCAATCAAATACGGGATATTCGTTATTCCATGTTGTAGCATAACCCTCTACAACATAGATGTTTTTATTTTCTGTTAATTTTGCTTCCCTTATTTTTAAATAGGTAAATTTTTCTGTCTTTTCCATTTTAAATATTTTTTGATATTTCTATAATTTTATCATTATAATCAACCCCCGTCATTTCCTTTATTTTTGCATAAACATCAATTTTTTCAGATAAAGTCTTAATCCTTGTGCTTTCATCGTCTTGCAAAACTTCAATATTAGAAAAATCTGGTATAATATGCTCATTCGGTTTAAGAGAAAATAGACTTTCTAACATCTCGGAAGCGTCAAACGCTACACTTTTTATTGTATTTTGCCAAAGAAATCTCTCGGCATCTCTTTGATTATTGAAAGTTGTATCAGTTTCACGACCTAATAATTCTTTTTTTACTCCATAAACAGCTGCAATTGCGATACTATCAGCTTGTACTTCTCGAAAAGGCTCTAATTCGCTAATTGTAGCTAACGTTTTTATAAATTCCAACGGAACACTTGAAATTCCTTTGATATTATTTAATTTAGATATATTGTATTCCTTGAATAATTCAGTAGCAATACTTTGTTGAGTAACAGGGTCAAGAGCCATATCAAAAGCGTTTTCATTTGCTGCTTTTTTTGTAATAATTCCTGCCATCCCGTTGTTATTATAAACATTCCAACGTGCCATATAGACTGCGGATAGTAAATTTATGTTTCTTTCAACAATTTTTAACGGACTTGTGCCAAATTTTGTTTCATTATTAAAGGTTTGCGGTAAATAACAAGAGTAAAAAACATCTTTTTTTGATATAAAGTAATCATTATAGAAATAACCTTTAATATTATTATCTTTTGAAACAATAAGACCTCCTTTATTATTTGTATAATCTGGGAATACAAGGTCTGTATTTAAAACATTTGCATAGGAAATATAATTTCCTGTTTTAAGAAAGTGAACAAATGCGTTTCCACTTGCCATATAATTGAACGCATAATTATAAATAAATTGCGAAAATGTTGTAATATCATTCACTTTTCGCATAAAAACCTTTTCAAAATTATTAAATTCAATAATTTTTCCGTTGTCATCAACTTTTATATATTTAAGGTTACAAACTTTGTCGGCACAAATATCAATAGGGTTGAAAATTTCATAAAAACCCCTTCCCCAAAGTATTGAGAAATTTTCATCGAATTTTTCACAAACATCAAAGTCCTTATTCGCAAAATACCAATATGAATTTTGCCTTCTGAATTTGTTAAAAAAGTTTCTTATACTTATAGTTGCCATTATTTTTTAGCTTGTTTTTTATTCGTTTTTTTAATAGATTTTTCAGTTTTGTTTTTTGCAATATAATCTGAATACTTTATGTCTAAATAGGAGTTCCCTCCATTAGTCTTATATTCTTTATAGAGCTTTTCTATTGTTTCACACATTTCGGGAGAGTGGTCAATCAACTGCATTATTTGCAATCTCAATTGTTGTTGCTTAACACATTTTAAATCGCAGAGAACATCGTTTTGCGTTTTTAAGACCTTTTCTATTGTTAAATTTACTTTTTTATGTTCTTCACTATGCCTTTTGTCTTGGTTTTCAAATTTTTCAAATTGATTTACAAGGTAGTTGTTCATTTTTTCAAACAGTTCAAATTGAGCATTATTAGTTTCGGTTGCTTGACCTTTTAATTCATTCTCCATTTTAACATTAATTAAATGCAAAGTTCTTTTTTCAAATTTTCTGTTGAAAATCCATTGTATTGTAGCAAATCCACCTATTGCAGATACAAGAGTTATTACATTTTCTAACATAATTTTATCTTTTAACACGTTTTTTTTATTAAAATATTACCATCTCTTAATTCTATTCCATCCAAACTATCATTGAACAAATTTGCAATTCCCGCATCAATACTTGCTTCTCTTAACGCTCCAGAAATCCTATCTCTATCATATTTTGTAAAATCTTTGAAATTATATTGTTGCAATAATAGTATTAAATTATTCATAATAGGGTACAAAATAGGCTTATAGACATTGTTTTGCCGCTCATCCAATAAATAATCCCTCTTACTATTAGTAACTATTAGAATTTGAGGTTTTATGAGAATAGAGCCATCAATTCTGTGTTGTTCTTTTAAAGATGACAACATTATAATTGCTGGATATTTATTTATTCTCTCAGTTGCAGTTCTGTCTGCGGCATTTAGAGATAAGCCAATATTCACAATATTATCATAATAAAAAGTTGCCTTTTCATTCGGAAATCTCGTGTTATACACTTGCCCTAAATTAATCCACCAATCATAAACTATAATCATAAACCTAAAAAATTTCTATAACGTAATTTTGTTTTTATTATATTAATAATTTCATTTTCGTAAATTTTTAAATGTTTTATCATGTCATTCCAAACACGCAAACATTTTATATCCATGTTAACTGTTCTTGCATTATTTTCGGCTTCAATTGTTATTCCCGAACCTGTTAATCTCTCTTGCTCGTTGGTTGTATATTGTAACCACACCCAAGCAATTAGCGGAGTTTTTATTTTTGCAAATTCAGCTTCCGCAACTGCTTTTATATCAATATCAACACTTTCTAATCTTGCAGATAAATCGGAATAATACGTTAATGGAGTAAAAAATTCTGCAAAAAATAAAGGTTCTTCATTATCAATATACCATTTAAGCAATTTTTCATTTAACTGAAATTGCCCAATAGCATATTTCCCAACAAAATCAGTAACGGATAATAACGACATAATTTTATTCTTTTACTTCAATTTGTTTTTCTTCTTCAACCTCTTTTTTTACAACCTTTTTTACTTTTGCATCTTTAGTCTCTTGTGGAATTGATTTTACAACTAAATAGCCAAGTCCTAACAAATGAAAAAATGCAAACGTGTTTTCTTTAACTCTTTTTTCGTCTTTTCCCTTTTTTAGAGTAACGAATTTTTTAACTACTTTCATTTTTTTTATATTTTAAAATGTTATTATTATGGTTCTGGCGGCGGTGCTGGTGTTTCTGTAAATTCAATCTTAATAGAATGACTTGTTTCAATAATTGTTGAATCTTTTGAAATTGTAGCATCAATAACAACCGAACAAGCCACATTTGCTATTGTAGTAATAGTAAATGCAACTTTTTTCAATGGTTCAACTGAATCTGGAGTAAAAGTAACTGTTGTGTCATCGCAATTAACCAATTCTCCTTCTACAACCTTAGCATAACTCCAATCAAGAGTGTCAAAATCAACCCCTTCTAATGGTGTCATTTCCAAATCTAATGTAAAAACTCCAAGTTTGTCCAAAACTGTAATCGTTTTTGTTTCTGCATCATAATCCAGAATATCATCTCCGCCAAACATCAAAGCGGTTGGAGCGATAGTTAATTTTGGAATATCGTAAAATTCAATTTCAACTGGTATTCCGTTTCCGATAACTCCGTAATCCCCCTTAATTGATGCCGAAATAACAATTCTACAAGCCTCGTCTTGTATTGTTCCAATCGAAAATTCACATTCTGTTTCATCAGCTGGGTTTGGTGTGAATGTTACATCCGTATCATCACAATCAACTAATTGTCCCGCAACCTCTTTTTGAAAACTCCATTCAATAATATTGTATTCAGTTTCTACGGGTATTGTAGCTTTCATTGTTGCGGTAAAATCTCCAAACTCATTCACAATAACAACTT